AGCTAACGTTGATGCTCATTCGGTTATTCTAGTTATTCCATATATTATAAAAAGAACAAAAATTAAAAGTGTGTTTAAAAAGAAACTAGTGAGCAACGAATAAAGGTAGAAATAATAAATTATTATTTTGATTGATTTTTTTACAAAAACATATAAATACTTGTAAAAGGAGTGTTATTATATGTCAAAGAAAAAATCAATTAAAGATTTGATAAATGATTTTAAAAATGTTCATAGTGATAGATATGATTATAGTTTAGTTGAATATAAAAATAATAAAACTAAAGTTAAAATTATATGTAATAAACATGGTGTTTTTGAGCAAATTCCAAGTGATCATTTAAATGGTAGTGGTTGTAAAAAATGTTCTATTTTAAATAAACCACAATGTACAACATCAATGTCTTTTGATTATTTTTTAAAAAAAGCAAATAAGGTTCATGATAATAGATTTGATTATATTAAATGTAATATTAAAAATAATAAGACTAAAATGTGTATTATTTGTAAGGAACATGGTAAATTTTATCAAAGCATCGTTAATCATTTAAATGGAAGCGGTTGTTCAAAATGTAAATATGAAAAAGTTTCAAAAATAATGAAATTAAATAAAACTTGGAAATTGGAAGATTTTATAAAAAAAGCAAATGAAGTTCATAATAATAAATATGATTATAAGGAATCTGAATATTTTGGTAGTAGAAATTTAATAAAAATAAAATGTCCTTTTCATGGTTTTTTTAAACAACGAGCAAATGACCATATACAGGGGTCTGGTTGTCCAGTTTGTAAACAATCTAAGGGTGAGAATAAAATAGAATATTGGTTAAATGAAAATAATGTAGAATATATTAAACAAAAAAGGTTTTCAAAATGTAAAGATAAAAAAGTATTACCGTTTGATTTTTATTTACCTGAATATAATATATGCGTTGAATATAATGGTGAACAACATTATATACCAGTATCTATTTTTGGTGGTAAAATTAAATTTGAAGACCGTTTAAAAAAAGATAAAATAAAATTAAATTTTTGTAATAAAAATAATATTAATTTATTAATTATTTCTTATAAAAATTTTGATAAAATTTTTAATATTTTAAAAAAAACTTTGGAGATTTAAAGTGGCTAAAAATTTTCTTAAATATAGTTTGCTAACTTATGACGAAATAATGCGTCAAGTTAATGATAAGCTTAATGCTGATGAACGTTTCGCTAATTTCCGTGAAAGCAGCATAGCACAGACTTTGGTTGAAATCTTTGCTGGAACTACTGATTTAATTTCATACATGTTGGAGAGACGTGCAGAGGAATCCTTCTTTGACACCGCAAGGCTTCGTAGTTCAGTTATTCTTTTATCAAGAGGATTGGGATATGTTGTTCAGAGACCCGTCCCAGCAGAAGCAAGAATTAAAGTTAAGCTTAAAGGCAAAATAGAAGGATTAAATTCAAGTTCAACTATACAAGTTCCTATTCATTCAGTATTTACTTATAATGGTTTGAAATTTATTCTTAAAAATACTATTACTTTGAATTACGCCGATTATCAAACAGCATTGGATTCGGCAACTGGTGAGACTGATTTTATTCTTACAGACTTCAACGGAGATAGTATAGAACTAATTCAAGGTGAAATTAAAGAAAAAGTTATTGAAGGAAATACGAATCCACAAATTGGTTCTACTTTCCAAATTTATAGAATAGAAGATACAGAATTTAGTAATAGATATGGTGAAGAAGATTTTGATGTTCCTATTTCAAAGGTTTGGGTTGGAGATTCAAAAGCAGACGAAAACGAATATAGTATAAACAGAAGAAGTTTAATTGATTGGGAAGTTATCGATGCCGCTAATGCTGGAGAAACTGTTAATGTTTGTGTTGTAAGAACTGCTGTTTCTGAGGGAACTGAAATCCTTTTTGGTGATGGAAGGTTCGCACAATATGGTGCTCAGACTTCTGGTCAAGGAGCCAGAACATCCAACGATAATATTTATATTCAATATCTTGCTACTAAGGGGCAACAAGCCAATCAAGTAGGTGTTAAAGATAAAAAAATTCAATTTGCTGGAAAAGCCTTCGATAGTAATGGTCAAGATGTTACTGATAAGATAGAATTCTATTTCCACACCAATATTACTGGTGGTGCTGATATGGAAGACATTGACTCTATTCGCGTCAATGCTCCTAATATCTATTACAGTCTTGATAGACTTGTATCCAAGAGAGACTATGTGAACTACTTGAAGTCACTTACGTCCCCTATTAATATCAAGAATGCGATTGCTTGGGGTGAACAAGAAGAGTTGAATGAAAGAGGATTGGAAGCAATGATTAGAATGTTCAATGTAGTCTTCTTTTCAGTTGTTGGGCCACTATATCAAACTGATATTTCTCCTTATTATGTAAAGACAAAAGCAACAGGATTAGATACTGCTGTTCTTGATTATAATTTTGATGATGATGAATTAAATGAAAGAAACTATTTCAATGTGTTTACAAAAGGATACTCTGTTAATCAAAGTAGTTTAGTTGAGCAGTTGAAAGAATATGAAGGGACTACTTTTGTTTGGAAGATGATCGGAGATAATTTAGATACTGATAAAAACGGACAATACTATACTGCTAATTATGGTGCTAATTTTGAGGTGGTTGTAAACTATTCTTCTAGTATAGTTGCTAATAATCCTTCTCTAAGCGCATCAACGACTGTTACTGCTGACGTTAGTTTGTTAAATGGTTATTCAAATTTTGATGATGCTATGACACAGTTGGCCTCGTTGTTACAAACATCGTTCAGAGCCATAACAGACGAAAGAGGAAACAACACAGCACAGAATGCAAACTTTAACAATCCGGCTTTTTCTGATATTGTTTTTACATATTTACCAGATGATAATAAGTTTGTAGTAGAGCATGGATTAAGTACACCAGCTTATATCTATTCTTTGGAAGGAGTTCCTGATTTTTCTCTTGACTCAGCATCAGACCTTGGTATTTCAACATCTGAAGCCTATGAAGTTACTACAAACAAAGAATTGAGTAAAAAAATTATAACAGTTGTTGAAGACATTCAAAAGAGAAGTCAAATAACAACGAGAAGCATTTATATCAGCCCAGTTATACAATCAATGAAACTTGTTGGAAATGTTTACTTAAAAGATTTATATGATAAACCAACAGAAAAAACAAACATTGAAGATGCTATTTATTATTGGTTGAATAATAATGCTGATTTTAATACAGAGATTTATATATCAAATGTTGTAGAGTTGATTGAACAGTTTCCATCAGTTCTTTATGCTGATGTTAGATTTGTTCCTTCTGTTCCTGTTAATCCAGATGGTGGTGCTTTTTATCAAACTGGTAATCACCCATCTGTTGAAAAACAAGGTACTGATACATCAGCTATTTATTCTATAATTGATTCTCAGATTAGTAGTTACATAATTACATCCGATGTTGAATCAGATACTTCTGGCACCTCAGAAAAATCAATAAGCTATAGTGTTACTGGTGGAATAAAAACCGCTCAATCATATACATTTGCCTGGGCAAGAGGAATTACTGAGAGAACATTTTTAGAGACTTTTGCTAAAAATTTGTATCTTGCTTTACGGAGCGCTGGTTATACGACATTTGCCGACTCAGATGATTTTATAAATCTTGTTAGTGATATTCATAAAGACTATCTTGAAATAATAAGATACAATTTGGTTGATACTCAAGGAAATATAGCAAAAGATAATCAGGTTGATTCAACCGGAAAAACTTTGAAAGGTGGATATTCGTTGGGTAATGAAATAGTAAAGGTAAAAGCAGAATTATCGTATGAATACAAGAGGTAAATTAGATGTACCTTACATCATTACTCAATGGTCATTCTAGTAAAATAACAGACTTACATTTAGATGCGAGTCAGGTATTTGTTACATATATTGAGGATGATACATTAACCACAAAAACCATAAGAAAAGAACTTACAGAATCGAGTACTATTCTATCTACCAACTGTGTTATAGATTCTAACTCTAGATTAGAATATAATATTGGTGGAAATCTTAATGGAAATTCAGTAACAGTTATTAAGTTTTTTGTTCAAGACCTTTATGCTTATTTTGTTTATATTGATTCTTCTAATAGACTTAGAGGAGTTAGAAAACAAGTTCAAAGTTATGATACCACTTTACTTTTAAATTCTATTTTTAGTTTAACTGGGGTTGGAACTTCAGATCACACATTATTGACAAATTTAAACTCTACTAATTATTATCATTTGACACAAGCAAATCATAATTTATTGACTAGTGGGGGAACCACAACATTACATACTCATTCTCACGCAAATATTGCTAATTTAACAAATGATGACCATTCACAGTATCTTTTATTAGCCGGTCGTGGTGGTCAAACTATTGCTGACGACATCTCACTATCTAAAGCTACCCCGGCGTTGCTCTTTAATGATACGACAGCGTCTGCTTACGATGGTCGCATCATAGTTACTGGAAACAATATGCTGTTCCAGGGAAACAGCACTGTAGGGACACCCACAACTACGATGCTGACAATAGGTCTCGACACATTTGTTATATCAACCGCGTCTGCACTGTCAGTTGGCGGGTCATTAACGATTGGGTCACTCGGAGCGGGAGCAACCGACACAGTTCTTACTCAT